GTTAGTAGTTTCGTTCCTTAAAAATAACTCATTTGGCACTCCCGTTCTTGTCGGAATAAACTTCACTTCTTGTGCCGTAGCTATCGCCTTCAATAGAATCATATACTATAAACCGAAAAAAACGATTTTGTTTTAAAAAGGAAAGACCGGTAACTCTGACCGGCCTTCCAACTTCTTAACCCGAATTTAAAAACTATGTCCCAACAACAACCGTTACACCGGCAGTAGTAAGAGATGTAATAATCATATTCGCTGGTACTGGCTCCTCGCCAACAACTGTCAAGGTAAATCCTGACAAATCTCCCATAGCGGCACCAGTAACGATTGTGCCACCAGTTACTTCCATACCGTTCTTTAAACCAGCATAGAATAATTTTCCGTTGTTATCTTCAACGATGATTTGTGGACGTCCGTAAGCCAATAACTTGATTTGCTTCAAGTCTTTAGCAGTAATTGACTTTAATGTTAAATTTAATGTTTGCGTAAAGAAAGTAGTTCCGTTCTCACGGCTTGAATTGATTGTTTGCTCAAATGATGAGTTACCTTTCAAATCGTATTTATATGCTGAAGGAGTTCCAGCGATTGCCGTGATTGCATCCGTATCCGTTGCATCATAGGTAACGCCAGTAGCATCTCCGTTGTTCATAATATAAACTGCTTTCAATCCTCCAACACTTGTCTTGCAAGGCTCTAACCGACCTAAGCTAATATCGCACATAATGTTTCTATTTTAGAGATTGAAAATAAGCGGAGCAAATTAATGCCCCGCCTTAACTTAATTAGTTAGCTGAGTTTGTGATACCGTAAGTAACGATGTCAGAAGCAAAACCATATTGAACTCCAGCAGTCATACGCATAACAACGCGAACGTTTTGTGATCCGTCGATGTCAGCCATGTCGATAACTTTAACTTCAGTCAAGTCAGAGATAAGACCAGTACCGAAATATAAGTTAGACTTCTGAGCAGCAATAGCTTTAGTAGAAGCAAGACCATCAGCAACAAATAGCTTAATACCATCGAATGATAATGAACCATTGTTATACCATTGAGTTCCCATTGAGTTAGTACCGTTAGCACCTAAACCTGAAGCACCAAATCCACCCAAAGCACGAACGTATGAACGAGCAATTGATTGAGAAACATAGATGTGAAGATCATCCTTAGTGTAAAGAGCAGAAGGAATAGCATCAGCAATTTTACCTAATTCAGTAATTACGTTAGCAGCAGTAACAGTTGTACCAGCAACTTCGTTAGCAGATGGCAAAGAGGCATCAGCAGCTAATAAAGTAGTCAAACCGTTAAATTCTCCAGCGTTAGCAGTAACACCTTCCCAAATGTTGGTCTCATTCTTTGCAGCAACTTTAGCAGCAACGTGAGCAACTAAGAAATCTTGGAAAGTCTTAGGCAATACTTTGAATGCAGAATAACCTTGCTCAACAGATAACCAATCAGATACGAAATCTTTTTTGCACAATTGTAAGTTAACTTGAAATTCTTCTGGTTGTAAGATTTTCTCAGTCAAAGTGATTGTTGATGTTGCATCGAAATCACAAGTTGCATCCTTAAGGATTGCATCAGTAGCCAAACGCTTGATTACTTGCTTGTAACGTACATTTGGTTTTACTTCAATACCACCACGGTCGATAGTAGGAGAAGATAATAAAGCCGCTGCGATGATTTTGTTAGCAAATTCACCGGCGTAGGTTGTGGTAATACTTGTTGTAGTAGCCATTTTTTAATTTGTTAATTTAATTGTTATGAAAATATTTTTGAAAACACGCTATCTTGAATAGTCTCTGGACGATTTTGTCCATAAGAAAATCCTTCAACTTTTGCTTCAGGTTCAGGATTTTGAACAATTGGTTCTGCGCCTTCCTCTTGAGCATTTAACTTAATTTCTAAAACTTCTTTCTCAGCTTTTAATGCTTCGTTTTCAGCTTTAACTTCGCTAATTTGTGCCGACAATTCAGTCCGCAACTTCTCGATTTCCGCAAAGAATGTTTCCTTGCTAACCGATTCCACAATACGCTTTGGAGATGGAGCTTGAGGAGCTGATTCAGCTTCAACTTCCACTTCAACAACTGGAGCTTCTTCAGGTGCTACTTCTTCAGGCATTTCTTCTTTAATTTCAGAAATGATTCCTTCGACTGCAACAACTAAGATCTTTCCATCTTCTAACTTGTACTCGCCTACTGGCATAGGTACAATTCCATCAGCAGTAACAATACCCACAGAAAATTCAGGCTCAAATGATTCTGCTTCGATAATGGTAACGCCATCCTCTAGTTTCATTTGTGCTAAATTAACTTGCATACCTAATACGGCTTTGATCAAGTTTTTTTTGCTTTTATATTCCATATTTATTTTAGTTAAACTCTTTTAAAAATTATATCTTTTACGATAAGTTATAATTGTATCTTTAATGGCATTTAATCTAATTATTTCAGGTTGTCTACCTGCCTCAAGACCTAATTGTTTGTATGCTAATGTCAAATTATCTACGATTCTATCAACATTATCTAACTCGTTTATAAGTTTTTGACCTAAATCTTCAACTTTTGATCTAAACAATAAATAATTTTCACCATCAGACGCAACATTATCAGCCATTAACTCCAATTTACCTGCTAACTTTTTACCATCATCAATTAAAGCTAATTCAATCTTTTGCGATTGCAATTCTACTTTTGTAGATAATATTTCAAATACTTTGTTTTCTATAGACATGATTTAAAAATTATATGATTTACGATATTTTAATAGCAAATCCATTTGAAGTAACAATTGTTTTACCTGTGGTTCACTTGCCGCATTACCAGGAAATCCTATTTCTTCATAAAGTTTGTCTACTTTTGAAATATAATTATTGCCCTCTTTAAATAACATTAGAGCTTTTTCCCCAAGATTTTGAACATCTTTAAAATTGCTTCGGTAAACATCTCCTTTTTGTTGAATTTCGCCATTGTAATTAGATAATTGTACTCGCAAATTATCAATATCGTCAAGGATTCCTAATTCTACTTTTTTTGATTCTAATTCAACCTTATCAGGAGTGAACAATTTTTCGAATACTTTTCTTTCGGTTTGCATATAATTAATTTGATACGTTTATAATAACTCTTTCAGCGTTAAGATTTGTAACAGCAGAAATTCCTTGAGAAACTAAAGCGCCAACACCTTGTGAAATTAATTCTCCATCGCAGCACTCACTTGAATAAGTACCATCTTTGCATAAGCATCCACGCTTTGCGCTCTTTGGACTTGAATAACTACTCTTTGCCATCTTCTAATATGTTTAAAATATGTTCAACTAAATCTTCGTCAGTAATATCAGGTAACATTTGTAAACTTAGCTTGTCAGCAAAATATCCTTCAATTGAAAAACCTTTTACCTCTCCGCTTTTTGCTTTCTGCCACATTTCGTCATTATCTGCTTTCATGGAAACCATCCAAGTTCCTTTAGGTAGATCAAAGCCGTATGCTTTTGATTTATCCATTTCAGGATTCGTGATAATCCAAGATTCAACCAATGACATTCCATCAATCTTTGTCTTGTGATGTAATGTAGCGTTTGATTGATTGCCAGCTTTCAAATACATTTGGCTTGCTTGCTCAACCGTTGCTTCTGAAAAAAATACGTTAAACTTTGTATCGCCTTCCTTTCTAAATATCATTTTATTGGGAATCAATGCTGGCCCCATCAAAACTCTCTTTTCAGTATCCACTTCAGCTAAGTTCATTTCGTATTCCTTAGCCAATGTGATGAAATTACTTTCAATCGCTGGTTTTTCAACCAATGAAATGGCTTCAATGCCATCCATATCGTTTTCGATTATCAATTCAATAATTTTCATAACTCTTAAACCTTTAAATTAATTTTTGTTATATTTTCGATTATCCCAATGTAGCCGATGTGATTTTGTTTCGGTCTAATGCTTGAGCAGTTGTAACATCATTTGCAAGTACATAAGTTTTAATTGGCCCTTGATTTCCAACCGCTTGAGCTATTTGATTTACTGGATTAACTCCAACAACATTAAATCTTGGTGCCATTGAAGCTGGTGCTGATGCTGAAACTCCACTTGCTCCACCGCTTGTGTTTCCTGATTGCAAGATTGATTTTGCTCTTGATGCTGCACCTAAAACCGCAGCAACTTGTGTTGCATAGAATATAGGGAAGGCAAATGGAACACTTAAAGATGCTTGTTTTTGTGCTAAAGTTAATCCTTGCGCAAATCCAACACCAGTATTAATAGCAATTTCAGCCAATGCGGCCGTTTTAGCCGCAGCAGTTCCTTGCTCAAATAATCCACTTAATTGACCAACTGCCGAACCAATTGCCGCAATGTAAGCTAATTTATTTTGCAACCTTAATTCATCAATTCTTACATCTTCTAAATAGGCATTATAATCATTTTGTAATATTTGATTATTTATTGATTCTAATTCTTGTAACCTTTGATTTTCAATTTCTATTCTTGCAGTTGAACCTTCTTGTGTTTTAGCTATAACCTTATCATAATATTGCTCAGTGTCTTTATATCTACTAACTAAATCTTTGCCAAATTCTTGTAATCTTCTTTTTTCAGTTTTAAATCTTTCAATTATTTGTTCTTCAAGTTCACCATTTTCCTTTTTCCCTTCTTTAGTAACCTGATAAATTGAATTTTCTACTTCTTTTCTTTGATATTTTAAATCTAATAATAGTTTTTCTGATTGTTGTTCATTCTGATTGCCTTCTATAATTAAACCATTATCAGCCATTTTTTGCTCTGTCAATAATCCTTGAATTTGAGCCTTTACTGATAAAATATTATTTTCTGCTTCTAATGTTTTTAAATAATCCTCTCTTGAACCACTTATACCATAAATAGCTTTTGCAGCTTCTTTTTGAATATTTGCTTGAGCAAGCATTTCAGATGTTTGATTTTCAAGAATTGAATTTAATTCTGCACTTGCTTTTCTTCGAGTATTTAAATCAAGTAAAACGTTATCTCGAATTAATCTTTGTTGTTCTGCTTGTCTATCATACGTTTCAAAAATACCTTGTTGTCTAACGGCTGCAACGTTTGCCTTATTTACAAGGTCAGTTGCATTTTTTGCCGCAGCAATACTTTCTGTACCATAATTTTTAATTTTCTCAACTGCCGTTCCATCAAAAATAGATTTAACTCCACCTTTTAATGTTTGTAATAATTCTCCTTTAGATATTACTTCAATTAAATCTTTTGCTCCTTTTTTAGTTACATTTAAAGATGTATTTAGGAAATCAGAAGCAACACCTGATCCAGCAAGTGCTTGCTTAAAATCATCAAATTGAGTAACCAATAATCCAAGACCAATACCTTTTACATTAGAAGAAATCGAACCTAATGATTGGCCTATTTTTTGTAAGCCAGTAGATACTTGTTTGGCATTAGATTCAAATTTATCTAAATCGCCATTAACCTTATTAACCGATTTGTCTACATCATCAAATGATTGCTTAATTTTCTCAACATGACCAACAACCTCTATACTATTATCGGTAATTTTAAGTTTAATTATTTTCTCTTCCATATTCTTTTTAATTGACTATTTGCTTTCGACCAAGTTTGTGGTAATTCGTTTTTCCCTTTAGCGATTTCAATAAACTCGCCTCCATTATAATGGTCTAAAGCCATCAACATTGTAAGTATATTCTTTATCATCTTATAAACCTTTTAGTCTAATTACCGTTGTGAAATTTCCCCAAGTATCGACATCAAATTGCTGATTTGATTTTGTTGGTAGCCTAACCGTGTGCGTTTCCTTCGTATATCCGTTATTAAATGGACTTGTAATAATTAATAAAGCTTCAGTTCCATCAGCCGATAATTTATAAGCAGAAATAGGCTTTTGTTGATTGTAAAGCATTACTGGATAATTAGAATTATTTGCATCTGTATTTGATGTCCAAGTGCCATTCACAAGCAATTGCGTTTTTTCCCAATTCGTATCCGCAGCAACAATATCTCTATTTTGTTCAACTTGCCAATATCCAACATAAAGCCAATCAAAGACTCCGTTGTCTAATTGTTGTAAGTTTCCAAAGCCATAATAAAAATTAGCAAAATTGATATTATCGCATGGCCCATGATTGTATTCTCCTCCCATTGGATTCGGATCGTCCCACATTGATAAACCATCGCAATAAGCAAAACCCCAAACCGCTAACGATTGAAAATGACTTGCACATTGTGAAGGATTGTCTGCGATATAAGTTCCAAATTCAAACCCTTTTCTTTCCCAGTTAAAATCTGAGAAGAAAGGTAATGGCTCCATGTATCTCCAAGAATAAGCTGAAACCCTTCTTTGTTTAGCATCATCAACGCTATAAATTTGGCTTAATATTTTCTTTGTAATATCGTAATCGTGTACTAATGCGTAGTAATACCATTTAGTAACAATTGTATTTAAATATGATGAGCAGAAAAACAATCCCCACCCATTTTTTGCACCTTCATAAAATGCGTAATAACTATTCATGGCCGTTCTGCTAATTGAACCATTAATAT